TTATTGTGGAACAACATTCGTTGCTTGAGGGCCACGATCCCCTTGTTCAACTTCATAGCTTACCTTTTGACCTTCATCAAGGCTTTTAAACCCATCTGTTTGGATTGATGAGAAATGAACGAATACATCTTTATTATCCGAACCGGTGATAAATCCAAAGCCCTTATCCGCGTTAAACCATTTCACAGTACCACTTTGCATATACTTAATATTCCTCCTAGAAACTAAATCAAAGTAACCAGCCGAATTAACATCTAAGAAAATTATAGATAGCAAGTTTAATGATACTTAAAACTTCCGAATATGTTAACCGTGTTCAGTATATCACAGAGTTCGAAGATAGTTTAATTTAAACACTTCAAGTGCCCGGTTCTTTAAGTAGTTAAACTTGCTGACACTAACCGATAATTGATTACAGGCTTCGTTGCGGTTGAAACGTTTCTCAATAATATAATCATGTAAGATAAATTGATATTGTGGATCATCCATTGCATTGAGAGCATCATCGACTTCTTTTAGCTGGTAAGACAGATCAACATGGTTTATCAGGCGGCTTTCAGCACCGTTTCGGCTACTATGGCTTGATACTCCATCGAACGAGGGACTAGAAACCTGATTAAAAACCGTCAAGTCACGTTTTAGTTTGGCATATTGCTTTAATAAATTACGAATTTTCTTAACATCTTGACGCATTGGAATCACACTTTCTGGTTCCAGATATATGTAAAAGGGACAGAGAGGGGGGCTCTCTGTCCCTTAGGGGTAATAGAACACGCTTACTTCAAGTAAGTTTATCACTCCTTTTTAATTTGTCCAGTTAGAACTTCTCCATTTTATTATGAAATAAGGCCACGTAATTGTTGAATCATGCTGATAACTTGGTATGGTGTTTGTTTCATATCAGTTACTCGGTTTTGGTACCAGAATTGCGTCAACAAGGACACGGCAAAATCGTACTGTTTGTAGACAGTCAGATCTTCATTCTTGCTAACAGCCGTCTGAACGTAGTCCTTGGCGGCGTCTAAATAACTTTGGATCATTGGATCATCTTCGGTTACATCGATTCGCAGGCTTAGTTTAATGTCGTCTACAGTCACTGACAACTAATCACTTCCTCATAAGTTTAACTTTACTCTCATAAAATTATATGGTATAAATATAGAGTACTCATTGCTCGGTAGTTCAGCGGTAGAATAATTGACTGTTAATCAAGAGGTCGCTGGTTCGATCCCAGCCCGAGCAGTCTCCAAAACACATATTTATCATAAAAGGCCGTGACCTTGAAGTCACGGCCTTTTTATTACCAAGTCATAGCATAATAGATTACCTCAAACACTTTAAAAGCAACATATGCGGCGAATACATACGTGATGATAATACCACTGTATGCAAGGATAAATGTGTTCTTCATGAAATCACCCCTAAAATTATAGCTGCACGTTCTATTAAAATCTGATAAGCGTTATCATCATACTATCACTTGTTGTTTGAAATCCCACTCATTTTGTCTTCCTATTTACCAGCAGTCGCAGTTCCTAACGCCACATTGATTACAGCGGTCTTGTCAATCACTTCATAATCGTTCCGCACAATTACGGAAAGCCCCTGACTGAACTGGTCGAACTTGTCCCATTGGGCGGTTACTTGGTTACGCCGGAAGACAGCCACCGCTTGTGATAAGTCCCCCGCAATCATTGGGAACGTCCCGTCGGCATTGTTAGCCAGTAATTTGTCACTGATCATGACGACTGGTGCCCCTAATAAGGTGAAACCACTGGGTGCCGTTGGGTTCGGCTGTAATAGGTAACGACCCTCGGAATCTTTGAGTGTATCAAGGTAATTGAACCCGGATTGGTTCACTAACCACATTTTGCTCAAGGCGGGATCTAACGTCACGTTGAAAATCTTTTTAAGATCATCAATACTGGTGGCCGTTGCTTTAGTAAAGTTGCTACCCGTTAACAGGCCCATGATCTGCGTGTTGTCCGTGTTATCAACCAATTGTTGTAGTTGCGTTTTAACTTCACTGACAATATCCACTTCGGCGTCTTCCACCACTTCGTTAGATAAGGCAATCTTACCCGCCCGGGTCTTCACATCAAACGGTACTTCCGTAAACATGTTCGCATCAACGTCGGCAATGTCCGCTAATTCCTCCTTGGTAGCCAGTACCGCAGATTGTTGGCTGGTGGCAATTGGGTAAGTACCGGAACCACTAGAAACTTGCTTAACCGTCGCATATTGAGCGAGGTTGTACTTAGATTGCTTTAATTGGAAAACGGGGGTAATTAGTTCCTTAGGAACAACGGCACTGGCACCGTCAGTCTTTAAACCGTCCCGAGTTTCCCCATGTGTCCGTACAAATTGCTCAAAGGCGGGAATACCAGTTTTGTTTTCGTTACCATTGTCATTGTTATTGGGATCAATAATTGTTTGTTTTGCCATGTTGTCAGGCTCCTTTGCTTGATTGATAAATTTTTCGTAACTACGACTTTCAATTTGAATCACTTGCTGAACACTCGACTGCCCATAACTTGGAATAGCCGTAGTCGTTAATTCGTATAAGTCTTTGATATGATTGACCGTCCGGGTAACTTGACCGCTCGCAGTATCTTGCGTCCAAGTATCATCGCCATTGTCTAAATCAAAGGTAAACGAGCACCCACCGATTACCCCATTTTTAATATTGTTATACGTATCCATCGCATAACTAACGCTAGGGTCTAGCTCCGCCGTAAACTTTAAACCCGTATCATCAACGCTCGTGGTGAGGGTGCCATTGTCGGCCCGAGCTAACGGTTGCGCCCAATTATGACTATTCAATAGCACTAATTTTGATAAGTCCAAGCCATCAAGGGCGGCGGGATCAATCATTTCAACAAATTCAGTGCCATCATTCGTACTCATTTTCAATGAGGGGCTATTGAACACCACGGCATAACCAGAAATAATCGGCTTGCCGTCAACTTGTTGGGCTTGCGTGGCTGGTTCACCTGAATTGGACTGATCCTGATTTTCGGGTTCGGTTGGGACGGCGTCGCGTTTTTCGGCTTTCAGTTCAGCCGCCAAGGTAAATCGTTGCTTATTCTTCACTCGTATTCACTCCATTCTTTTGTAAGTTTAGGAAAATATTGCCATCGTCAGTTGGTGGTAAGCCAATCTTGGCCCGCGCTTCATTGCGGCTCATAATACCGCCCGTATAGCCGGCCACGGCTTGGGCTTGCTGGGTTTGCGGGTCAAGGCTCAATAACTTGTCCGTATTAAACGTAAAGTCATGACCAAGCTTGAATGACAGCTCACTGGTAAAGCTATCAAAGTAATGTTGCAACGTGCCTTGCAGATACTGCACGCCACTTTGTTCTTGGTTAGAATGATCGTTCTCAACCCCTAAGCGCTCCGGTGGTAAGCCAAAGGCTTTAGCAATTTGTCGAGTCGTCCAGTCATTCGAATTGACCAGCTTTAATACATCGGTATTTAAGGATAAGTTGCTAATGTCCATCGTGTCATCAGTCACAATCGTGTTGATCGCGTTGTCACCCGTATTGGCTTCATCAAACTGGTTGCGAATATTGCCCTTGGCTTCCGGCCCTAAATCAGATTGATGGACTTTAATAATCGTGGTGCCATGCACGCCAGCAGTAAAAAAGCCGGTTAGCAATTTATTGCCGGCCGACTGAATCTGGCGCTCATCTTTGAGGGCATATAGAGGACTAATTCCTGATACGCCGTCTTTGGTGAAATATTTAAAATGTAAAATGTTATTAGGCGCGATCTGACGACTGTTACCACCAATCGGGGTATAGGTGTAGGTTAACGCCCCGCTGACATCGTCTTGCTCAACTGTTATTTGGTTATTTTGCACAAATTTAAGCGTGTGATTAGGCAAAATCTCGGCAAAACTATTACCATTGAGTAACAGGTTGGCCGCCAACGCATATTTGAAATGGTAGCCGTCCATCTGGCTATTAGGGGTCTGATTAATCATGGTATTAAATATCGCTGTATCACATGTAATCGGATTGCTGGCAATATCACTTGCAATAATGTTAATCGCCGCGTAAATGTCACTATTACGCAACACCGCCGCACTCACAAACGTATACGGGTCGTTATTTGATAAACTAACCAAAGCGTCAGCCATCGGATCATGCGTGCCACTGGTGGTACTGCTTTTAACGAAGAAACTCATTTAATCACCTCTTTGCTTTTCATAATTAATTAGCAAGGCCAACAGAATCATGGCTATACCAGCCAATATTACCCCCGCTTGCCAACTGATCCAGTAGCCAAAACCAATCACTAAACAGATTAAGCCAATCACCAACAAGATCGTTTGTACATAATCAGAACAGATCTGCCGCAGTCGCTGTTTTGTAGTAATCTTCTGCATGTTGTTGATCCTCACTTTCTTGGTAATAGTCCATACCCGCTACAAACGCGTTAATCAACGCCGCAATCGGGTCAATCCGATTACTATTTCGGGCTTTATCTAGTTGCCAGCCATTGTTTAATACTTTCAAGATGGCGTTATTGACCGCATAAGCGAGAATCTTGTTGCCGTTATGTTTAATCTTGTCATCGTAAAGCTGATCACGAAAATTACGAGTTGGAATATTCAAAGTTTTAGTTCCTTGTCGCACTTCAAACAATGGATAATTGAGTTTTTCAAACTTAGTAATCAAGGTCTGCGCATTGTACGGGTCATACGCGATGGCTTTTACTTTCCAGTTATATTGACCGACCAGCTTTTGCACGTAGTCGAATAGCTCATCATAATCAATCACCCCACTATCTAGTCGGGTAATACTACACTCGCCCGCCCGCTCCATTGACCGGTAATCAATCCCATCACGTTTAATCTTAGAATCAAGGCCGTACTTAGTGCCCACAAACGAATGACTATCACAATAAAACTGACCGTTGCCAATTGGTATCAACCAACTAACCGCGGTCAAGTCATTACTTTTGGATAAATCAATGCCAATATAGGCGTCACGACTATGTAAGTCGGGTACTTTGGCCAATTTACCAGCGGCCCAATCGTCGGCTGAAATATAGCTGTCCTCACTGGCTTGCAACCACATATTGAAGTTCTTAACCAGTACCGGAATGAGATTATTTTGTTTAATGGCAAGGTCAACATCGGCCTGAATCTTTTCCGTCATGCGTTGTTTAACGTGTGGTTCACTGAATAACGGATTGGCCTTAATCCAGTTGGCTTGATCGTAAACTTCTTCGCGGTCGTCCAGTTCCCAGATTGCCACAAAGTAACGGTCAGCTTCAGTCTTGCCCTTTAAAACGTCCGTCAGCATGTCATACTCGGCGTGCATTGGGACATTAAGGTTAAGGCCCGAGGTGGAAATTACCGCCAGCAGGGAGTTATCTTCTTGTGCTTGACCGGACTTCAAAACGTTATACACCTTGCGGTCTTTAGCTTCGTGCCATTCATCTAAAATAACAGTAGTCCCGGCATAACCATCAAGCGTACTGGTATCACTGGCAAGGGCCAAGGCTTTCGAATCAGTTTCTAAGTCAGTAATGGCTTGTTTCTGTACCTTAATCCGTTGCCGCATGTACTTCGATTGCTTACGGACTTGTCGTAGCCCACTTGATAGCATGTCGTAGCCTAATTTAGCTTGTTTAAGGGCGTTGCTGACGAATAATACCTGTCGGTTACGGGCGGGCTGACGTTCTCTTAAAAGACCATTAGCGGCCATACCAGAAGCCAGATAGGTTTTACCGTTCTTCCGGGCCATACTAATAAACGCCCGATCATAACGGCGGTTACCAGTAGTTTTTTCACGCCAGCCATACAGCTCACTAATAAGCCATTTTTGAAAGGGTTGCATGGTGAGTTGGCTACCGTCAGTCTTTGGCATTAATTCGATAAATTTAACTGCCTGTGCCGCTTTGTCTTCGTCATAGTAGAACGGGAAGCTGTCGTCCTTAGAACGGCTTAAATCGCGTTTAAATCGCTCGCACGCCCATTTGATTTTTTGACCAGCCAATACCTGACCCGATAACACTTGGTCAACATATTCAATCATGACAACATCGCCTCGAAAGTATCTTCGGGTGTCTCATCTTTTTGCTTGTTTAATTCCATGCGGGCCCGGCTTGATAGCGACATGCCTAAATCATTGGCTAAGGCTTTTAAATCTTTCATTGCTTGTGACTGCAAGGCCACGTACGGGTTGGGCTTACGGGCGCCAGTCTCTTGATTAGTTTGTACCAGTCCGTTCTTACGAATATCATTCTCACAAGTCTGTACTGTAGCATAAGCGCGGCAATAACTGGCTAACATGGCCCGGTCAAGTTCACTAATTGGGGTATTGGCCTTTAAATAAGGCGCTACCCGTTGCCATTCAGTTAAGGCCCGATCATGTAACCAATCTGGCGGGGTTAAATCAAGCACCGGATAATCAAATAACGCTTTTTCAGCGTCTTTACGTTGATCACGCTCATCATTGGTTAAATGTTTCTTCATACTGGCTAAGGCTTTTACTTTTTGGCTCATTCGGAGCACTCCTTTCGTTTAAATTTACGTACCAAAAAGCCCCCACGGGTTAGACCCATAGCGGCTAATTGATACATATATCTAGAAATCGTTTATTATACTTATATTATCGCACATTTTTCTAAAAAGTGCAATTAATAACATGTTTATATTTACACATAACCCCCTGACTGTTTATTTGTTCAAATTTTGCATTATTAGTAGTGATATTTCACAATCCAGCAAAATCAGCAAAAAATCAAAGTTCAAAAGGGACTTTTATAAACACAAAAGTATGCTGTCCGCTCCTCTCGGGTCGACCATAGCCCCCCATATCAACGTCTCTGGGCTGTCATGATGTTTTGAATTAGTCTCGTGGCCGAAAATTCAGCCGCCAACTTGAATTGTTCACTCGGCCGAAAACTTGGCGCAGTCAATTGCCACTTTTGGCAACGTAGACGCAAAATGCGGGTTGGTTAACTCGGTCGAAAATTTCGACTCAGTAGCTCGGCTGAAAGTTCAGCGCAGTATTGCGCAGATCTATTGCCTAAGTTAAACTTAGCCAGTCTGGTTCATTCAGCGGAAAACTCCGCTCAACTAAAAAGCGCCGTACCTTTCAGCACGACACTCATTGGTTATTTAGTTTGTTGCTCCCGTTGTTCTCTAGCCAATCTAGTCTTCCGGTTATGATGTCGGTAACACAGTGGTTGTAGGTTACTTTCATCTAAGCGACGTGACCAGTCGTCTTTGATTTCGATAACGTGATCGACCACATCGGCTTTACGGATCACCCCATCTTGGTAACATTGCACGCATACCGGATTGCTTTCAAGGAACCGCCGTGACAACTTGCGCCATGCTGACGACTTGTAGAATTGTTGATACTTACTCTCGTCAGAATCGTACATGCGTTTGTGATACCGCCACTTGTTAGTCGCATTGTGGTGCTTCTCACAGTAGCGTGTGTCATAGGCAACCAACGTCCGACAACCCGGGTGCTCGCATTGCTTCATTGGCTTAGCCATGACCGTTGACCTTGGTTAGTGTGACCACGTCATAAGCATTCATCTCGCTATCAGAACTGACACCAGCAACGCGATACGTAACCCCATCTAATATTGCTTCCAAGGTTGTCGTGATCCGATCGTCATGACGCACCGCAATTAGCTGGTTGGTTGTCGCAGTCGTACCAGTAAGGCTAATCGTGTTACTGATGGTCAACGTATACTCACCACACCATACCGAGAAAGTCGGCGAGAACTTAGTAATGTTTTCACCAGTGTTATTATTGAACCCTGACATTTTCTCAACACCAAATTGTACCCGCTTATTTAGTCGACTTAGATTATAGTTCTTCATTGCTACCACCTAACAATCCTGATTCGGGGTTATTGAACCAATCTAGTACCGCTTGGCTTTCCTCTTTGCGTAAGTCTGTTAGTGCCGGATTACCATTTTCTTGATACTGAACAATTGCCACGAAGTCAGGTTCTTCGGCAAAATTGTCTTTTGTATTTCGCACAAATTGATAAATATTAAGAACTACCACTTCACTCCCATTTCGTAAATATAAATGTTCATGTTGGTTAGGTTCCCGAGTAACGAATAACTCACATTGCCCCATCTTATTGTCACAGTCAATCATTCTAATTTTCATTATAGTTAGATCCTTTCTATATATTAATCATCTAATTGTTACAACATCTTGTACGCATTTTTGCGTTGTTCTTCATCGCTTAAAGGATTATTCAAAACTTGGTTTGAAATACTTCGGATAACGTAGGCGTCAGCTAACCACCCTTGACTTGATTTCATAAAGTGATCGTCACTAAATTGTGCATACATGGGGTACACGAGTTTTAAGTCTCTTACAGTTTCTGGCTCATATTCTCCATCTTCATTTAGGGTAAAGCTCCCAACCAATCCTTTATCTTTTGCTTTTTGAGTTGGATCACCATTTTGGTCTAAAACACCATTTTTAATCAAGACTCCGTAAATATATGATTTTAATTCGTTAACTCTACTTGGAACAACTGGTCCATATTGTTTAACGTAGATGTTGAAAGCTTGCTCAACCAAACTTGGATAAATTACTTTCATTTCTCTGTTTCCTCCTGTAACTGAAACTTTTCGTTTTAACGTGGTACACGTGGTACACGCGGACAATCGTTGATATAACAGTGTTTTCAAGTACCTTGGCGTGGTACATTTGGTGGTATAACGTGGTACACTTAGCATTTTCAATCATTGTACGCGAACATATCCATGTGGAAACTTGCCATTCATTCTAATTCTTTTAGCTTCCCAGCCGTCCATATTGTCCATTAATAACTTGATTCGCTTAGCTTCCGAGTTTGTTCGCCCGGTTAAATAACGATCCACTGTTTTATGGAAGACAATTTCCATGATTTCCAGAGTTGTTGTTTGGTTGAGTGGTTTCCGTTCATTACTAACTTGATCTTGTAGCCACTTAGATTGATGGCCGTAGTCACTGACATAGCTTTGTTTTAAGCCGGTACTCATGTTTTCCCAATCTGTGGGAACTTCCATTGCTAAAAACGCTTCGATGGCATCTCGCATAGGGTCGACAGCTTCCGCAGCCATCTGATACGCCTTAGCCTCTTTCATAGTGGCCTGATCCAGATATAGCAGTTCGCCATTTCTAAACCAATACGCGGCCTCCGCCAATACTTGAAGTATATAATTCTCGTCCGGGTGCCATACATCTAATTTGGCCTTGTTGACCCCACATTTAATTGGATAGAAGCGCCGCTCACCGGTCGCGTCCTTTAAATAGTCGGTTTGGTTAGTTGTGCCAATAAATACGCATTTACGCGGGTGTGGCAACGCATAGCGGCCGTAACTATTCCGATATGTGTCGGATTGTGCACTAATAAAATTTTTAATTCCCTCAACGTCCGTTTTCTTCATGGCGGAAAGCTCGGCAACCTCAATAATCCAACTACCTTGTAACTGTTGATAATCGTCTTTCTGCTTACCCATTCCTTTCAACGAATCATTGAATTTATCCGGGTATAGATTCTTACCAGCCGTACTCTTGCCAAGTCCTTGGCTTCCCTCTAAGATAGGGACAATTTCAAACTTAACTCCGGGAACATAGGCCCGGGCAATAAGACCAGTTAGCCATTTCTTAGTGATGGTGCGGGTGTAATGATTATCTTCGGCACCTAAGTAATCAATGAAATAACGTTCAGCACGTGGCTGGCCGTCCCATTCTACCGCTTCAATACGAGCCTTAACCGGATTGATTGTCTTGCGGCGTGCTTCTGTAACTACCGCGTCAGTAATGTTTTCCTTGCTGAATAACAAGTTGTAATGATCTTCAATATAACTTCTCAATAACGTGTCATCACCATCATTCCAAAAACCTTTTTTGAACAGTGAATTTTCTGCTTGTGGTGTTTTGACAATTTGTTCCGAAAACTCGTCAAAGACGACTAGCCCTTTCAGCATTTCATCATGTTCCATAATTAAGCGGATATTGTAAAGAGACTGTGTTTTGATTCCATCGTCCGAATTCTTTTTGAAATCATTCTGCCAATCAGCGGCACGTTGCATTTTGATAACATTATTGGCCGCTTCTTGGGTCTCTGCTGGTAAATCCATTGCTTTACCCATTAATGAACCCCCTTACTCTCTCGTTTTAAAATGGATTGAAAAATCACATTAACTTCCTTGCTTGGTAGTGCCGGATCCACGAACGAATCATTGATCACTGACAGCATGTTATAGACTGTCTTGGGATCAGCGCCGACGCCAAACATCCGACCGGCAATTTTAGTTAACCAAGCATTGCGATTACCTTGGGTTGTCCCGGTTACCATTTCATCTAACAAGCGACCGGTATACTTCTTTTGGCGTGTGGTATAGGCGCGTTCTGACGGCCAGTTCACTTTTTGGCCCGCCAACTTATCGACTAGCCATCGAGGAGCCGGCTTAATATCAGCCAATGTTTGGCCACCTAAGGGAGCATACGGTTTGCCGTTAATCTCACTGGGTGCAATCACCGTGAAGTCACTTAGCAAGTCAATCCCGGGCCAAACGTCAATTTTGCGAACCTTAGCACCCGCGTATTTCAAAAAGTAATGGACGCCGCCGTTAGCCGTCCGTTCAATGTAGGTATCGTTCGGCAATGTCAGCCCTTGCTTAAATAGTTGTACCAAGCTAGTCCGACCGTTTTTAGTTGGCTCGTGCATATCAATGTCAACAACTAATAAATCCGATAAATCTAGCCGCAAGCCTAAGTTGTAAGTGGGGTGTTTTTCGAACCATGCTAAGATGATGTTATGGTCACTAGTTGCGGCTTGGTAGCCCGCCACCCCTTTAGGTGGCTTTTTCGTATTCTCAATTAGTGGGTAAACCGCATAGCCTTGCTGGGCCAGCTCAATGGCTTTATCAAGCGTTGCGAACTCTTTCATTTTTCAACACCGCCAAACGTATTAAGCTCATCAATATCTGTATAGTGATTTTCTGCATATTGCTTTATGACAGTGATTAGTCCACTCAATTTTTCGGAATGATCAATATTGTTATTAACGAAGTAGTCATAGACAAAATCATCTAAAACATCTATTGAAGTTACGAGTGATCCAGCCTCAAACACTAGTTCATCTAAATCTTTAGTTTTCTTCATTACAAATTCCCTTCATATAACCGTGTTAACGTGTTAAAATAAGGGAAAGCATATTTTTGATTATCTCTTCGACCTACTACCTTCCAAAGTAAAGTAGGTCTTTTTTGTATGCTTTCCCATGCGACTGACCTCACACTCCAAAATAACGACGCGGGTTCTTGATTAACTTAACCACCACGTTGCCAACAAACGACACAATCATAAACTTGATTGCCCATAAGATTGTTGTTGCTATCAAGAAATCACCTCCTTAAAATTATTCTGCCCCCGCACGGTGCAATTAAATTGTTTTTGAGGCTAAATACTTATCTAGCTCTTTGCGTTCAATACGTTTTAGTCTGCCAATGCTAGTTACCTTTAAGCCGTCTTTAATCATCTTGTAGACTGTATTCATGCTGCCGATATTTAGTTCTTCCATTACTTGATGATAAGTTAGCCACTGATTTTTTTCGTTATTCATCTTTGCCACCTCCTGCTGTTTTATTAAAGAAACCAAAATCTTTATTTAGTTTCTTTAACTGAACTTATGATACATAGTTGTTCATTTGAAGTCAAGTATGTGATACCATTTATCCAGATAGGTTTCTTATAAAAAACTGAAAGAAGGCATTCAAATTGAACCCCATAAGGTCACGCATGCTTGAACTTCATATGTCATTTACGGATTTGCAAAATGATACACAATTATCTAAAGCTACAATTGCCAGGCTCATAAAAAACGATGAAATCCCTGATAATACCAGACTTTCCACACTAAAACTAATCGCTAATTCTATAGAGTGTCCTGTCTCCACTTTATTAGCGCCTGCCGTTACTAACTATTCCATTCTTCCCCCAACTTCTGAAAAAAAGAAGGTTCGTAACGAGATAAGTAGCATAGTCTTTTCCTATATTGTTCCAATCAATTTTGATCTGATTACCAATTCCACGTTTAAAATAGATTTTTTTCAGAATATAAAAAACCAAAATCTGAACAAAATAATAATATCAGTGGAAAAAGATCCAAATTTAGCAATCGGCGGTTTGATTTTGGGAAATCAACAGCGAACTTTGAGAAGCATATTAAATGAATTGATTATTAACTGTCATTACGAAATGAGCTCTTTTGATAAAAATAATGATATATTTTGCGACTTCAACGCGTTTATTAATTCTGAATTTTCAACACAAGGTACTTTCTCTTTTAATTATTCAAACACCAGCGAGTCCCATTTTTTGCACATATACTTTTAATAATTGTTTTCTTACATAACACTGCCCCCGCACGGTACGTTATGGAGGAAATTATAAATGGCAACAATCAAGAAGTATCAGGACAAGGACGGGAATACCCGTTATCAGTTTCAAGTTTATTTAGGTGTTGATCCTCAAACTGGTAAAAAGAAATCAACCCGGCGTCGGGGCTTTAAATCAAAAAGCGCTGCTCGTATTGCTTTATCCAGAATTGAAGTAGAGTTACAGCAAGAACCGGTTTTACCAGTTGATAACAATATTCTCTTCGTTGACGTCTATCATGAATGGTACGACCAGTATATTAATACCGTTCGTGAAAGCACTTGGGCAAGGACTGCTGGTATGTTCGATAATCACATCTTGCCGTTGTTTGGTAACAAGCGGTTACGAACCATCACCGTCAACCAGTGCCAGCGTGCTGTTAATCTATGGTTTAAAGAAGTCACGTACAATTACAAGCGTTGGTACAATTATCTGGTATCAGTCTTTGAATACGGCTTAAAACACGGCTATATCACACATAATCCAGCTAGAATGATTACAATGCCGGTCAAGCCTGATAGTTGGGGTGATAAGCCCGATAACTTCTGGGATCGCGATCAACTAAAGACGTTCTTCAAGTGCATTGACCAGCAAAAAGATCCCGAAAAGTATTGTCTCTTCCGGGTACTAGCGTTTGCAGGCGTACGACGCGGCGAGTGTTTAGCCCTGACATGGCAAGATATTGACTTTGTCCATAAGACCTTGCGGGTTAATAAAACACTTACCCAAGGGAAACGCGGCAAGCAGATTATTCAAGCCCCTAAGACAAAAAAGGGCCGCCGCACTGTCAGCTTAGACAATACGACGGTAGAAATATTACAACGCTGGCATAAACAGCAATGTGAATATTATTTGTTTTTAGGTTTTAATACGTTACAACCGGATCAGTTAGTTTTTGCTAACACTAAGAACGGTTTTAAATCGCTTAATACTCCGGGTAAGTGGTTAAAGCGGATCATCACTGACTACCACCTAACCCCTAGTATTACCATACATGGCTTTCGACACAGTCACGCCTCCGCTCTGTTTGCCGCTGGTGCTACCATTAAAGAAGTACAAACCCGATTAGGCCATGAGGACGTTGCAACAACCCTAAATGTTTACACACACGTCACTAAGGGCCAAAATCAACAGGCGGCCAACAAGTTAGCCAATTATTTAGGCTTTTAAACTTGGTATATTCAGACAATTTTTACTAAGTGTACCACGTTGTACTGGGTAATGAACCACGTTAGGGCACTTTGAAACGTTGTTAAATCAACGATTGTCCGCGTGTACCACGTGTACCACGTTAAAACGAAAAGTTTCAGCTCCAGCAGGAAACCGGGTTATTTTAACGTTCTATAGTAAAAGTAAGCCAATTGGTAAGCCAAGGGTAAATTGTTTCACGTGAAACACCGCATAAGCACTGGTTTAATAGCGTTTATGTTTCAGTTGGGTTCAAACCCCTGACTGCCCATCATATAACCACACTAATCAGTTTTCACGCCGTGATAATCCACCGTGAAAGCTGATTTTTTTATTCCCACAAAAAAGCCTCAGGAAGCACAACGCAAAGTGCGTGTGACGTCCCTGGGGCTTTTTCTAACGATCTAATGTTTACCATCAGTGTAGCTAAGTAACTCAATTGCTAGGGTTATTCTTGATCAATATGAAAATAACCTTCAGGAGCTGCACTCGGCTGTGCTTGATGCCAATGTTGGCTACTACTTCCATATTTAGTTGGTTGTGGATCCGGTCCCATTGCAACAAAGCGCCGGCCCAATGCGTCCATAAAAATAACGACCCGCTGATATTCACGCGCAGGTGCAACTAACGTACAATTCTCATGCTTAATGCCGTAAACATCTACAAAATCCATTCCGACCACTTAGCTTTCTTGTTTAGCTGACAACCCGTCACTTCAAATAAAAACCGAACCAGTTAATGATAATGGTTCGGCCCAACAGTTACTATTGTGGTTGAACGTTCGTTGCTTGGGGGCCACGATCGCCCTGTTCTTCATCATAAGTTACTTTTTGACCTTCATCTAAGGTTTTAAAGCCATCAGTTTGAATCGCTGAAAAATGAACAAAGACATCGGTACCGTCTTCACCCGTAATAAAACCAAACCCTTTATCCGCATTGAACCATTTTACTGTACCATTCTTCAT